CAGCAGTTCCGTGAGGCGACGGCGCAGAAGGACCAGCGCATCGCAGAGCTAGAGCAGCGCGTCCGTGAGCTGGAGCTGCTAACGCCTGCTGTCAGCGCACTGGCTGACATCGTGCATGATCCGGACCTGATCATGAAGACCAAACTCTCGCCTGATCAGATCGAGCGCGAGCCGGATGGGACCGTCGTCGTTGTCGATGGCTACCAGCGCACTCCAGTCACTGAATGGGCAAAGACCCTGCCGGTTTGGATGCAAAAGCAGCCCAAGGCTCAAGGCAGTGGTGCACCGATTGGTCGTAGCTCCGGCGAAATCCCTGCCGGTATGGCTAACCCGTTCGCGCCTGAAAGCTACAACCTGACGGAACAATCCCGCCTATTTAGAACCGACCGCGACTTATATGAGCGGTTGAAGGCTCAAGCCGCCCGTTAATATCGGGACAAGGCAAAGCTACGCGGAGCCACTTGGGTTACGCCCAACACCGTTAAACACTTTTGGAATTAAACGATGGCGACCCTTCGGTCTGACATCATCGTTCCCGAGGTATTTACGCCGTACGTCATCGAACAGACCACCCAGCGCGATGCCTTCCTGGCAAGCGGTGTTGTGCGTCCGATGGCTGAGCTGAATGCTACCGAGGGCGGTGACTTCATCAATGTGCCTTTCTGGAAGGCAAACCTTTCCGGTGACTTTGAGGTTCTGTCCGACAGCTCCTCTCTGACCCCCGGCAAAATCACTGCTGACAAGCAAGTTGGCGTGATCCTGCATCGTGGGCGGGCGTTTGAAGCGCGTGACCTCGCGGCTCTCGCAGCTGGCAGTGACCCCATGGCTGCCATTGGCGCCAAGGTTGCTGACTACGTTGCTAACCAGCGTCAGAAGGACTTGCTCTCCTGCCTTGGAGGCGTGTTCGGCTCGCTGGGTGCCACCAGCAGCTCCGCAGCTTTCTTCGATCTGACCATCGACGGCGAGTCCGGTGATACCCCCACCGTGCTCTCCCCTCGTCACGTCGCAGAAGCCCGCGCCAAGCTGGGCGACCAAGGTGACAAGCTCACCGCAATGGCAATCCACTCGAAGGTCTACTACGACCTCGTCGAGCGCCGCGCCATTGACTACATCTACGACAACACTGGAGCAGCCGATACCGGCGCTTCCCAGGGTTCGACTGCAAATGCCTTTGGCAGCCCTGCAGTCCCGACCTTCATGGGTCTCCGGGTCATTGTTTCGGATGACGTCCAGACCTCTGGCAGCGGTTCCTCCACCGAGTACGCCACCTACTTCTTTACTGAAGGAGCAGTGGCTAGCGGTGAGCAGCTCGCGATGCAGACAGAGACCGATAGGGACATCCTCGCCAAGAGCGATGCCATGTCGATCGACCTGCATTACTGCTACCACCCCGTCGGCGCCAAGTGGGGTGTGACCACCGTCAACCCAACCCGCACTCAGCTGGAAACGGTCGGCAACTGGTCGAAGGTGTACGAGCTTAAGAACCTCGGCATCGTGCGCGCCACCAACACGTCCAACATGGACTGATAGGAGGCATTAACGATGGCATCCCTTTTTGAGATCGGCGCTGGCAAAGCTCTCGGCTACACCTCTGGTGGTGCCGTGACCCAGGCGACCGATAAGTCCACTGGTGTGACTCTGAACCAGGCAGCTGGTCAGATCACTACCACCGACGCTTCTTTGGCAGGCGGCGCTGAAGTTTCCTTCACCGTCACCAACGACAAAGTGGCTGCTACCGATGTTGTGGCGATTTCGCTGCAGTCTGGTGCCTCCACCGGCACCTACATCGTGAGCATCAGCGCTGTTGCTGCAGGTTCCTTTGATGTGACCCTGAGCAACGTGGGCACCACCGCTGGTGAAGCCCTGGTGCTGAACTACGCCGTGATCAAGGCTGCTGCCTCCTGATCATGGGTCTGTTCGCTTTTAGGCGAGCACAGGCACGGGAGGCTGCTGCTACGGCGGCAGCCTCTACTCCTGTGAAAGAAGCCACTAAGCAATCTTCCGAGAAGCCCGATGGCAATCACGATCGACGCAACAGCAGGGGGCGCAAGCGCAAACAGCTACCTGACGCTGAGTGATGCGAACGACATCATCGACGGTCTGGTCCAAGACGATGATGTGACTGCCTGGGCTTCGGCAACTGATGACCAGAAGAACCGCGCGCTCTACACCGCAGCGCAGCGCATTGACCGTGAACGTTTTTTAGGTGCTCGTGCGACTGATACGCAGTCTCTCCAGTGGCCGCGCACCGGAGTCAGGAAACCCGATACCTACGTCAACACCTATGCGGTGGGTTTTCCGTTTCGTATCACGACTGATTACTTCACGGACACCGAGATTCCAGATCAGGTCAAGAAAGCGCAGGCGATCCTCGCGGTCTACCTGAACAACAACAAAGACGGTCTGGGTCTGAGCGGTCTGGAGGACTACAAGTCGGTGACCATCGGCAACCTAAGCGTCACCCCAAACCAATACGGCGCAACTGGCGCTGACCGCATCCCACCGATTATCGAGCGGTATTTCACCGGACTTAGAATTAGTGGACCAGGCAACGTCTCGATCAAACGGAGCTGACCATGGGTTACGCCTACCCCGGCGCTGAGTTCATCGACGACACCGCCGCTCACACTGGTCGTTTCGGAAAGATCGTTGCCCTTGAGGATTCGGTGATCGCCAGCCTTAGCGCAGACGACTACACCGGCAACACGCTGTCCGCTATCCCGCTGAAGGCGAGCTGCGAGATGTACGGCGTCTTCACAAGCGTCACCCTGACTAGCGGCACTGTCGTCGCTTACAAGATCTGATCATGTCAAAGGGATTCGGGCAAGGCGGCGCACACGATTACACGATCGGCGCTGAAGTGATCAATGACACCGCAGCGCATACCGGGCGGTTCAATCACATCGACTTTTACGAGAACACCACGATTGGCACGTTGGTGACCGAGAACTACACCGGCAACAGCCTGAACGGTGAAAGCATCCCGGCTGGCTTTCATATCGTTGGCGTGTTCACCAGCATCACGCTGCAGAACGGCGCCTGTATCGCGTACAAGATCTGATGGCACTTTCCAGCGGGCTACGCAAGGTTGCAAACAAGGTCGTCAGTAAGCTTGGCGGCGACGTAACCGTGCGGATCCTCACCGCTGGCACCTACAACACCACCAGCGGCACGATCAACCTAAGCAACTCAGACACCGCTATCAAAGGCGTGCTGTATGACGTGAACCTGCGAGAGGTCAACGAGCTGGTGCAGGCAGGCGACAAGAAGCTGATCATCGCCGCTTCTGCCGTTACCACTGCGCCGACGACTACCGATCGGATTGTGATCAGCAGCGTTGCCCATGAGATCGTCCAGGTCAGCACTATCGAGCAAGGCAACACGGCTATTTCGTACGAGCTGTTGCTGAGGGCATAGCAATGCGTGGACGTGAGATCAGGCTCGACCAGTTGGCAGATCTTGTAGAGGATCAGCTGGAAGAGCTGGTTCGTAGCACCACGCTCGAATGGCAAGCAAGACTCAAGCGAAAAGACCCCCCTGTAGGCACTCCGTTTGACAGTGGAGACCTGAAAAAGTTCTGGCTGGTGGATGTCAGCAAAAAACTGGAGGGGCGTGTGTATAACCCACTGAAGTACGCAGAAGCGGTCTGCTATGGCACCAACCTTCCGCCTTCTTGGGGTGGTGTCTACCGCTCCAAGTTCACCCCGCCAACTCAACCTGGCTTCCCTGACCTGATCGGCAAAGAGCTTGAAAGCTACGTTGTGAAGGAATACAGGAACATCCTGGGCAGGGACTGATGGCAGCAGCTGACCTAAACGCAGTCCGGGCAACCATCGAGGATCGCTTGGCGGTCGAGATGTCTAACTCGCCCAAGATCCCCGTCATGTTTCACAACATGGCGTATGAGCCGACTCCAGGGTCTAGCTGGGTGCAGTGCTTGACCAGCTTTGGCAGCAACGAGTATCTAAGCCACGGCACAACGTCCGACGCCTTCAACCGCATTGTTGGGCTCGTCACAATCAACATCTTCACCGCAGCTGGCATCGGTCCTGGCGCCAACTATGTGATCGGGAAGAGAATCCGAGATCTTTACAATAGG